CTACATTAGAAGCTTTAAGGACCCAGCCCACCCTGGACAGCCCAACGCCCCATGGAGCTTCACTGACTACACCTATTCTGTTTATCTTGACGGTGTGTTGTCCACAACATTTACACTTCTGCACAATAGTAACAACTCCACCAGCATCGGAATCACCCCAGTTGCGTTTAATACTGCACTGCATGTAGAGGTTATAAGAGAAGACAGCTTAGTTGTAGAAGACTTTTATGTACAAGTTAAATTCAGAGATGACTACAACAATGTAATCCAATCATCTGCCGATTACCCTAATAACCCACCCCAGACGTTAGGACTTGGACCTGCTTGGGACCAAGTTACAGCTATTGCCGACAAGCTAACATCAACTACTCTGGAGCTATTTTGGAACATAGGGATACTGCCAGAAGGCATCTCTAACTGGCCTGCAGGTGCGACGCCCAATAACTACAGAGTAAAAGTCTATGGAAGCGACGAATCGTTCTTCTATTACGAAGTTCCAGCTGAGACTAGTTCAGACCTTATTGCGGTAAGGGCCGAAAACTTTTACCTAATACTTGAAGGTTTAGACACAAATAATAAATCATACTTGATCGATATTTTTTTTGAAGACCCTAGCGATCAGCAATACTACATTTACCACACTGCATCCTATGGTATTAATCCACCAACTCGCCCAGAAGTTGACCCAGACAATATCGTGGCATCAGGCTGGTGGCCAATCCAGTGTTCGGTAACAAGCTTGAACTTTGAGGCTGGCTACGAGGTAGAGAAGGGCTTGCTAAAGAGGCCAGAGCCTGGCACTGCTTCGATAATACTTAAGGGCGACGAAGCTGACCCTAGGCGGAACACTGCTGTTGCACTGGATGCAAAGATCAGGATCATGCTGGAAGCAGCAGCGTCCCCTAACGACACTACGGACTACCTCTACTCGGGATTCATTGAGAGCATGGTCACGTCTTATGACACTAGAGGCAACTCAATTACGTCAATCAACGCCGTAGACGCAATTTCCAGAGTTCTAAACATAAACATACCTGTCTACGAGTTTGCCAACGATGAGTCATTCAGCAACAGAATGTACAACGTTCTGACTAACTACATCCAGCCTGCAACCTGGGGTGTGTCCATAGACACAGTTCTCTACCCGATACTTGAACAGTACGACGGCTCTAGATTCCCTCCTGAGTACAGGGAGAACGTCTCATCGAGCGAGATCATCAATGAGCTTACCGAGGGTGAGTATGCCGTCATGGTTCAGAACCGTGCAGGAGTAATCTTCTGGCTGAACAGAGCCGCACCTGAAATCTTCTATGACCCAACACTTGTTGACGAGCCGCCTAGCTTCGGATTCAGTACCGTCCACGACGAGGCCTCCTTGGATCACTTCTGCATCTCGGACTTCAAGATAACAAACAGCATCGAAGATATAACAAACAGGGTTATCGCTAAGTTGTCTTACGATGATCAAACTGAGGCTGTAGCAGAGGACCAGGCGAGTATCACCCGATATGGCGAACGCTCATTTGAAGTACAATTGAACCTAGATGCGCCTGACGGAAATCCCGCTCAATACCTAGAGAGTTGGATTGCAGAGGTCCCCTATATAGAGGACACCCCTGAGTTCGGATCTATTACTACAAACGTAGTAAACCGTAAAGGATTTGTCACTAGGGCATATGAAGTTGACGTTACATTGGACCCAGTAAGGGTCTACATTGAGACTGGTGCTGTTGATTTTAACGGCACTCTGTACGCAAGAAAAACCAAGCACGAGATAACGCCAGAAGGCTGGACCATGACTCTAGACCTAACAGCAGATTAGTAGGAACTTATGAACCTTGAAACCATACTAGCCCTGCTCGGAGGAGGAGCCGCTGGTGCCTCGGGAACAAGCCTGTTTAAGTTTTTGCTTGGACGCAGACAGCAAACCCTTAGCAATGAAGAGGTGCTGAGAAAAGAACTTCAGGATCAGATTGATGGCCTGAGAAGAGAGATACAAGAGTTACGTTCAGAAGTCGGGCACTGGCGTGATAAGTATTTCGAGATCTACGAAGAACACGTCATGCTCAAGTCGAGACTTGGCAAATAGAACCCCACTTATCGTGGGACGATAGGAGGGCGGGGTTCATTCCTCCTCTGCCCCGTCCTCCGCTTAACTTAAGGAGCATCATATGCATTCATTTAGACAGCCATTCCCAGCACCAGTTGCTAAGAAGGCCAAGAAGATCAAGTCAAAGCCAGTAGAGGTTGAGTCGATTATTGTCGAAGATGCTAAACTAGAAGCAATTGATTTAATCACTGAGCCTGTCCTAGAGGCAGAGGCAGCAGAGGAAGAAGTCCATGCCGACTCTTAATATTGTCCCACCTAAACTTGATATTGTCGCCTACGGTGGAGACGACACTAAAATTGCATTCAACCTAACAGATGGCAATGGCGACGTTGTAGCGCTAGTCGGTGTACATACATCTCAGATCAGGCCAGACGCTAACAGCAAGACCTACTGGGACCTAACTGTAACCCTGGATTCGGAAGTATCTGGCAGGGCAACAATAACTGTTCCCTCTGAAGTAGCAGCAGAATTAGTGGTAGACGCCACTATGAAAACCATATACGTCGGAGACGACCTGGTTAGCGGGCCGATGTTCATCGGTGTCTGGGACTGGCAGTACAACGACAACGGAGAAATCCGTACCATGGTCCACGGAGACATAACTGTAATTGGAGAAGTAACCAAATAATGAGTGAAATTATTGTTTCAGGAGCAGAAGTCTCCTTAGTAATATCAGCAGGAGGAGCAGGCCCACAAGGACCTGCTGGACCTGCTGGACCAACTGGTGCCCAAGGTGTCGCTGGCACCGCTGCAAACATAGGGGCAACTGGACCGACTGGTTCGCAAGGAGCCACTGGAGCAGCAGGACAGACGGGATCAAATGGATCAGCAGGAGCCACAGGACCCACTGGAGCAGCAGGTCTTACAGGAGCTACAGGACCTACTGGAGCCACAGGCAATGATTCAACGGTGGTTGGCCCGACTGGACCATCTGGTTCTCAAGGAGCAACTGGATTACAGGGAGAGACTGGAGCTGATTCAACTGTCGCTGGACCTAGTGGAGCTACTGGCCCAACAGGAGCAGTAGGTGCAACAGGACCTCAAGGCGCAGACTCTAGTGTAGTTGGACCAACAGGTGCGCAGGGTGCAACGGGTGCTACTGGTGACACTGGTGCAACAGGACCATCTGGTGCTGACAGCTCTGTGGTCGGCCCAACAGGCCCAACAGGTGCAACAGGCGATCAAGGTACTGCAGGAACTGCAGGAGCAGCAGGAACTGCAGGAGCAGCAGGAGCAGCAGGAGCAGATTCCACTGTTCCAGGTCCTGCAGGTGAAACTGGTGCAACTGGTCCAACTGGTGCAACGGGATCAACTGGAGATGCTGGAGATGCTGGAGCAGATGGTACAAACGGCACAGACGGTACAAACGGCACAAACGGTACAAACGGTACAAACGGCACAGACGGCACAAACGGCATAGACGGTTCACAAACTCTAGACGCCCTAACTGATACAGACATCTATGGTGACCCCAATGAAGGCTCCCAAGTACTTGTTTGGGACGCAGAGAACTCCAAGTGGATCCGCAGGAAGCTCTCATTCGGACAGGAGTTTGAGAACCTCTGGACTGATGGAGCACAATCAGGACAGACATTAATATTTAACGAGTACGAGGAAGGCAACGGTGAAGGCGAATGGCTTGCTCAGCACCTGGGCTTTAACAACCTCTGGGATGTCGGGTTTGATCCTGGCAACACTCCGAACGGAGCTGTCCTCACATTTCTGGACTTCGGAGAAGGTAACTACCAATGGCAGCCATCTATCCCTGCTGGCGGTACCGGTGTCGGCAATGTAACAGTCGCAGTCAAGAACGCAAGCAGTACAGAAATTATGTACCCTGGCACCTTGGTCTACGCTACTGAATACAACGACGGTGCAATAAAAGTCTTGCCCGTTGATGTCAACAACAGCACACCTTCTGACCTAACAACTGTCATCGGCGTCATTACAGAACAGCTGAATCCGGACGATTACGGAACTGCAATTGTCTACGGCACTGTAGCCGGCATAATGAACAACTCCAACCTTGGCGCAAACGCTCCTGTGTACGCTGGCATTGACTACCCTGGACAGCTGACTGGCACGATAAGCAGCGGAGATTACGCTCAGCCAGTTGGTTATGTTCTAGATCCAAACGATGGTGGCGCAGTCTTCATCAACCTATTCAAGAGCATCTTTGCTGCTTCGGGTGGTGGTGGAGGTGCTTCTGCCTCCGCTATACAAAGCAACATTGTTGCCAGAAGCCTGTTCCAACACAAGTGGTCCAGTGAGAACTGGGGACACAGTGGAACTGCAGAGAACAACGCATGGGATGGCTCAATCATCTGGTGGCCACTACCACTACTAGCTCAGGACACGTTCAATTCTACAAGGGCTTACCTCAACGTCTATGACAGCCAGTCAGACCAGCAAGCAAATGGTGGCGGAGACATACACTTCGCCGTTTACTCCACTGGCCCTGATGGTCTACCTCTTGAGTTGTTGCATGACCTCGGTCAGATAACAAACTTTGATGACGGCATTGACCTATACGTCTCACCTGGAATGTTCTTTCAGCTAGACCACAGCAACATAACTCTAGAAGCAGGAAACTACTTCATCGGTATGCGCTACAACTCTGGTGCAACTACACCGGAGGCAGGGAAGAATATCCGCTACAGCGGCTACGTTGACCCTTTCTTCATCGGTAACCCTTCTCAGGGCAGCGGCTTTAGAGGTAGTGCGCAAATCAACACTGCATCCTGGCAACAAACACTGAGCTCTAACGAAGCATGGGATGGTTCGGACTTCGCTAACCTTCCTCGTATCCAAATCAAGGGAGCATAATGGGAACCTTAATTATCAGAACAAAAGTAGACGGAACTACAGTAAAAGAATGGGAGTCCGCTCCTGTATTGGACGCAGATGGAAACATAGTCTGGGAGAACGAGAGACTATCCATACCCGTAATGGACAACGCTCCTGAGGGTATGCTAGACTAATCACAGATGGTTCGCCGTCTCTTTCTATACTGCCATTTAGAAGAAGCCCCCCCTTTGGAGTTCTAGTCCTTCATCATAGGGGGGGTTTCGTTTTGCTCAAAAAAATATCTTCCTAATAACGCTAAAGCCGTTGTGGTACTATATACTCATGCCATGACAATAAATATAAGTGACATAAACAGGGTTTGCGTAAAAGCACGCTCAGTATCGGCAGAAATGAGAGAGAAAGGTATGTTTGACTTGCGTCTAAATGGCCACATTACCGATCTTGACCCTTACAAGGGCATAGAAGTCACAATGACTTACGTTACGCCAGACACGCGGGTTCCAGTAAAGTTAGAGCGTGTGTTTCTCTACTGGACCAACATTGAAACCATAACAACCTCCCCATCCATCTACAAGAAGAGGGAACACTATCTCGACTAACCAAAGTAGACTAAATAACGCCTGGTAACACTAAGGGCAAGCAACAGGTAACGCTACAGATTGTAGCAATTTAACAGAAAGACTAGAAAATGCAAGCAATAATAGACCAACTTCCAAACAAAACCAAAGCACACGCTCTCGTTGAGCTGGGCTTTCAGGTAATCCCCGTCTCAAAAGACCCACACGGCAAGAACATGTTCAACTTTAAGTGGTCAGAGATCATCATTCGGGACCACACTCTTGTCGATTCGTACTGGTACGGCACGCTAGACCGTGATGTCGCAGTGTTGCACGACGAGTTCGGCGCAATAGACGTGGACGTAAAGAACGGCAAGGATGGCTTTGCAACCATTGCTGCTCAAGGGCTAGAGCTGCCCTATACCCCAGTTTCTTACGAGACTCCAAACAGCGGCAAGCACTTCATCTACCGCTTCCCTAAGGGCACAACCAAATCCTCGCCAATCTATCTGGGCAAGACTCGGATAGAGGGCGTTGATCGTCAGGTCGGCAACGGACTTGCTGTCTGGTATGGAGACGCACCGTCTGCAGAGATGCTGGCTATGGTCCCTAACGCCCCTGAGTGGGCCCTGGGCGTCCTTTCGGATGATCCTATGGCTCCAGCCCTCAGAAAGGTGCTAGACGCCCTTATTCCAGGGCACATAGACCATCAGTCAATGCTCAACGCTCAGTATGCAATCGCCTCTGAGGGTGCAAAGGGTGCTGTTGGCTACCAAGAGGCAATGATAGACCTAAGGGACCTCTATTTAGCTGGACGCTATAACATTCCAGAGCACCAGAAGGAATGGCAGGATGCGTTGGTAGGTCTACAGGCCAAGATGCCCGAGATCGAACAGAAAGCCAGAGAAAGCGGCAAGGACGCGGCAGCCAACCCTGAGAAGGACTTTGAGACGCGTGTTTCGGACAAGATGGTGGACTTGGACGTCATGGAGACTGCCAAGAAGCGCCGCATGGAGGCTCTCTACAACGGAACCACCGCTTGGGAATGGGATGACCTAGAGAATGTGCGCGTTGAGTACGTTCTTCAGGACTTGCTATACCGAGGCTCGCTAAACGGCTTTGTTGGACGCTCACAGATAGGTAAGACCTTCGTAATGGTCTCAATGCTCGGAGCTATGTGTCTGGGCCGTGACTGGTTCGGTCTAAAGACTCAGCAACAGAAGATCATGTTCGTCGCTGGTGAGGGCACAGGAGGCATCGCTGGCCGCTTCAGAGACTGGGCAAGGGCAGAAGGAGTGGATTGGGAAGAGGTTAAGAAGAACATAAAGATAGTTACAGACGTAGATCTTTACTTTGACCTGTCGGTTGAGCAGCTTCAGGGTGTGGCCAACAGGTTTGAGCCAGACCTAATCGTTTATGACACGCTATCGGCAACGGCAACCATAGAGAATGAGAACGATGCGGCAGCAATGGCACAGCTGCTGGCAAACGCTAAACGCGTCTATCCGAACTCTATGACCCTGTTTGTGCACCACCCATCAAACGCCACCAAGACTATGCCAAACCCTCAGCCAAGAGGCTCCTCTGTGTTCTACAGCAATGCTGACAACATAATGACCCTAACTGTTGACTCCAAGTTCAAGTCAAACGTAGAGATACCGCCATACTCTTCGGGCAAGAACGTCCACTTCCTTAACCTGTCTACCGACTTTGAGGACCACGGTGGCAAGAGCAAGGAGGGCATGCCTGTAACAATCAAGGGCCTGTACCTGAAGGAATTTGAGACTGGACACATAGTTCTGGCCCAAACCACAGGCTCACGCCAGCACTCACACAACTCTCTAATAGACGCCTGCATCAGCTATCTACAGGAGCAGGGCCGTAAGTTCACAGTTACTGCCTTCCACAATGCTGCAATTGAGCTGGAGCTAAAGGATGGAGAAGACCCTCTAGGTGGCTGGAAGAGTTCAAAGGCTGCCCGAAGCATAGTTGAGTCCGCTCTTGAACGTGGATACATCGTCGAAATTGATCCTGGCAGTGGTCCTTCAGCTGCAAGTTATGCTCGCCCGAAGTTGCCACAATATGACTTTTAGTGGCCCGAATGTGCCAAAAGGGCAGGTAACACTAGCGGGTGTCACTAGGGGTCCTAAAAAGGCCATTTCCGCGTCCCTATTGGGCAAGGAGCTAGAGGCTAGTGTTACCTCGATTAAGGTAACACTAGGTGGTAACACTAGGGGTCGAGGTAACACTAATTTCCCGCCAGTGCTGGTCAAGGTACCTTGTGTGCCTAGTGTTACCAGAGTAAAGTAAGGTACTACGTAAAGTAAGTACCCGGTAACGGTAACACTAGAGTCTAAAAACAAACATTAGAGACAGGAATCAGGCATAGCTTTTAATGCTAAACTACTACTATGGAAAACAAGAGAAAAAGAGGACTACCAGCAAGGTTGGCTTCAGAGAGAATTATGGATCATATTGTGATCGACTCTGATACAGGTTGTTGGATGTGGCAGGCCAGCTGTAATGGTGCTGGCTATCCTCAGATTAAAGGCGACAATGGAAGCGCTCCTGTGTTTGCACACAGGGTCTCATATGAGCTGGTCAAGGGGCCTATACCATTCGGTGAGGTGATTGACCACCTGTGCTATTCGGAGGAGGGCATCTCCAACCGTCTATGTATTAACCCTGACCACCTAGAGGCTGTCACCCAGAAGGTAAACATGCAGAGGTGGCACACACAGAGGAAGGCCAAGGGCATCCCTCACTACATGCAGGGCAGGGTTGCTTGGAACAAAGGCAAGACTATAAACAAGGAGACGGGAAAGCTCCAATGATTGGTTCGGTACCAGCTATACTTGAAAGGCACCACATGTCTATTCAGACGCTCCCTCTCCCCGGATGTGGTGTAGCCCGTACAGGCCTCTGGTTGGACTGTGCGGGCTCTACACCATGAGTATCGTGCAATCACTAGTGGTAGTGGTGGTCGTGGCCTCAGCGGGGCTCACAGGGCTTCTAATGGCTACATACGTTAAGATGAGACAAGTAGAGAGGAAGCTACGTGGGCGCGTATCACAAGACTACTGAGTGGCGTAAGGCACGTACTGCCTACCTGTCCACCATGGCTGAGTTCAACTGCACCATCTGTGGCAAGGAAGATCTAGCAGGCATTGACCTGCAAGTGGACCACATTGTGCCAGGCAACTTAGGCAATGGAGAGTTCCATTACAACAATGAGTTCGACAATTTAGCAGTGGTTTGCTCGGAATGTAATGGTCGGAAGAGCGATCGCAGAGCCTCAGGACCGCAGAGAATCAACTGGAAGAGCCCTCGTTGGTGAGTGGCTTTTTTTTGAAGTTGCTGGCTGACCCCTACGCATGTAGCTGTCTTTAAACGAGATATATTGTATTATTGGTCAAAAGATCAAACCTTTTAATGATAGATAGGAAGTTATGAGAGAAACAATAGAACTTTGGCTGAACTCAGTCGAATTGAACCTTGAGCAACAAGTCCACGCTGGGCTGGTTCGGTACCTTGCAGATATGTTTGACTCGGACCAGATGACCAGTACTGCAGCAGAATTGCGGCGTGCAGTGAACGATCTTAAGAAGTTAATAGCTGACGGTAGAGAAGTTGCGGACCCATTGGCTGAGATCCTTAAGCGATAATGCAGACTCCTGCTAGATATACAAGGCCACTTAGTGAGGACTTTGTGACTGATGGCGATAAGCTCATCTTGATAGTTGAGTCGTTTATGTCTACCCAGGAGTCTGGCACCGAGCCAATAAAGCTAGACGAGTGGCAGAAGTGGCTGCTTCGGCACATCCTAGAGCGCTACCCAAAGGACCACCCTGAGCCAGATAAGGCAGACCGCCTTAGGTATCGGCAGGTAGTAGTTTCTATGGGGCGTCAGAACGGCAAGTCACTTTTGACCCAGGCCCTGAGCCTGTACGGGCTCCTCATGCACGAGGTTGGGCCAACAGTGATTGGTGTGGCCAGTTCGGTAGATCAGGCAAGGATTGTCTACAACCGAACGCTGTACTCAGTCAACAACAACCCTCACCTTAAGAAGCGCTTCTCTAAAGCAACAGAGCACCGAGGCATGCACCTGGTTAACGGCTCTGGGACTTACATGATTAAGGCAGCAAAGGAGACGGCTCTGCAGGGCATCGCAGTGACGCTCGGAATAGTAGACGAGTTGCACATCCTGCCAAAGGGCCTCTACTCTTCCTTGACTCTTGGAACCTCCACGAAGAAGGACGGCATAATCATTGGCATAACAACTGCTGGTGATGACACCTCTGAGACCTTGAAGGATTTGTACGTTACAGGGCAGCTGGCGATAGATGAGCCAGAGACCCTTGAGCGGTTTGGGTTCTTTTGCTGGGAGGCTCCGCTTAACTGTGAGCTAGATGACCCAGAAGCAATCTACGCAGCAAACCCAGCTGTAGAAGCGGGCAGGATACCGCTAGACAGAGTGATAAGCGACATGCGCTCAATCCCAGAGCTTGAGGCCAGGCGTTACAGATTGAATCAGTTTATTGATGCCACCAGCATTCCTGGATGGCTACCGATGACATTGTTTGATAACGCAGTTGGGGAAGGCGTGGTACTGCAGTCCTCACCTTTGGTCTTTGCAGTGGACAGGACAGCTAGCTGGGGCAATGTCTGCATATCGGCAGCACGCAAGCTTGAAGACGGTACCTTCCAGACGGAGCTGGTAGCCAGCTACGTTAATCCAACAGAAACCGAAGTGTTTGACGACCTTAAGAACTTGTTCCTTAAGCACTCACCACAAGGAATAGCAGTAGACGACAGGCAGATGCCAAACATCGGCAAGAAGCTTAAGCTGTCAGGCATTCCTACCTACCAGCTGTGGACTAAAGAGATGACCGCAGCTGCTGCCTTTTCCTATTGGCTCTTTGCTAATGAAAGAGTCAAGCACAATAACGATGCTTTGCTAAGAGAACAGATGCCAAGAGGTGTCGCTAAGTTCTCTGGTGAGAGTTGGTTTATAAGTCGTAAGGAAAGTAAGGGCGACACAGATGCAGTCCTGTCGACAGTGATGGCGCTATATTGTGCCAACATCGTCGAATCAGGTACACTCCAAGTGTTCTAGAATAGAACCTGATAGAATAGAGAATACATATGGCAAACTTTTTTCAACGGTTACTAGGCATAGAAGAAAAAGAAGAACAGCGAGCAGCTGTCTCTGGCTCTATTCGCGTGCCTCCAACTCGTACCAGTGAGGTTACACCGCTGGTAGATGTAAACAGAGCCCTCTCCCTCACCTCGGTATACAGAGCCATTCAGATCCTTGCCACACCGATCTCTAAGATGGATATCAAGACCGTTCGGTACGTAGCAGCAACTGGTCAAGAGCAAGCGGTACCAAACCCACTAATTGTGAACTCCCCCTCATTACAAGATTCACGCCGTGAATTCTTTTACCAGACAGTTGTAAGTCTCGCTACCACAGGAGAAGCATTCTGGCTAAAGAGGCTAAACGCAGCAGGCAACGTTAACTCACTTGAGATTCTTCCTTCAAAGAACGTACGCATCGAGATAGACAAGCAGACTGGAGTTAAGAAGTACAGCTACAGCCGTGGCTACTACCCGAATTTAATAGTAGATGTCGTGCCAGCGAATGAGATAGAGCAGCTTAAGCTCTTTACCATGCCTGGTGAGCTGCACGGTTTTGGTCCTATTCAACTGTGTAAGGATGACATAGCTGGCGCACTAGACTTGCGTGCCTATGCATCCACTTGGTTCGCTCAAGCGGGAGTACCGACTGGAGTGCTTACAAGCAACTCCATGTTGACGTCCGATCAGGCTGATGAAATTACAGCCCGCTGGCACGATAAGCAGTCGGAGCGGAAGATCGCAGTTCTAGGTAATGGGTTTAATTACGACCCCGTTGCCCTGTCTCCAAAGGATGCGCTCTTTACTGATGTGCAGAACCAGTCAGTCCAGCAGATGGCCCGCATGTTCGGTATCCCTGCAAGGTTGCTACTAACTGGAGTAGACGGCACCAGCGACACATACACAAATTTGAGCGACGAGAACCAAGTGTTCTATCGCCACACTCTCATGGCATATTTGGACGCCATCGAGGACGCAATGAGCAACTGCCTGCCAAGAGGCCAGCGAGTCAAGTTTGACTACGAAGGTCTTTTCAAGGCGGACATCTCAGCGCGTTACGCAAACTACGCAATCGGCTTACAGAACGAGTTTCTGTCTGCTGACGAAGTCCGAGCTAAGGAAGGTCTAGATGGATAACATCGAGACACGTGACGTTGAGTTACGTTTTAATGAGGAAGAGCGTACTGTATCTGGTATTGCTGTTCCGTATGGCCAGGACGCCAACATTGGTGGAGCCTACACTGAAAGATTCATTCGTGGATCAATCTCTGAAGATGTCACTGATGTAAAACTATTTTATGGCCACGCAGAGCCAATCGGAAGACTAATCGAAGGCCGCGACACTGACGCTGGTTTTGAGATTGTTGCGAAGATTAGCGACACAATGCGTGGAAATGAAGTACGCACCTTACTAAAGGATGGCGTCCTAAACAAGTTCTCTGTTGGTTTCGTTCCCGTTGATTCGGAGCGCGATGGCTCGACAGTGATACGCAAGGCTGTTTCCCTAAGGGAAGTTAGCGTTGTACCGTTCCCAGCATACGCTGGTGCAACGATTCAAGAAGTCCGTGAGGACGAAACCCCGATTGAACAGGAGATTCCTATGGAGTCAAGAACTGACGTCTCATTTGACGTACAGAGCGTTCAGGAGGATGTAGCTGAGCTGCGCCGTCTCGTAGAGACCGGCTTCTCTGTAGCATCATCCGAGCCAACAACCGACACACGATCAGCAGGTGAGGTCCTAAAGGCCATCGCAGCTGGCGACGAGTCAACCCTACGTGCATACGCAGGAAACACCACTGACAACTCAGTAATGCTAAACACCTTCATTGGTGACCTAACCCGCATTGTTGACAGCCCAATTGGTGTTCGTGCGCTTATGTCTACTGGCATCTTGCCAGCTACTGGTAACACCCTAGAATATGCAAAGCTAAACACCAACTCTGTTGATGTTAACGAGCAGTCCGCTGAAGGAGATGACCTAGTTTTCGGACAGGTTACTCTAACCACAGAGACCGCAGCTGTAAAAACCTTCGGTGGTTACACTACCCTTTCCCGCCAAGCAATCGAGCGCAGCTCAGTTAACTTCCTAGACGCTCACATGCGTGCCATGGCAGTTGCAGTTGCTAAGAACCTAAACGCCTTCGTACGCGCAGGCTTCGTAACCACCCACGATGCAAACATCGTACTTGGTGGAGACCGTGCCCTAGCACTAGGCTCAACCCTTGGTTCTTCTACCTACACAGAGTGGCTAGACAAGCTAGTTGACGCTGCAGACATCTACGCCAACAACGGTTGGTCAGTAGAAGCGCTTGCAGTTTCGAAGAGCGTGTTCAAGCAGTTGATGACCCTTGAAGCATCTGATGGTCGTCCACTATTGACAGTTACTGGTAACACTGGAAGTAACACTGTTGGTTCGATTGACCCACTAGCACTTGGCGGTTCATTCGCTGGTCTACGTGTTGCAGTTGACACTGGCCTGACTGGAGACAAGGCTGCATTTGTTAACTCAAGCGCACTTCGTTTCTACTCGGCTCCAACCGTTAGCTTGACTGACGACAACATCATCAACTTGAGCCGCGACTTCTCGGTCTACCAGTATGGCGCACTTGCCACTGAAGCCCCAGAAGCCCTAGTTCCAGTCACCTTCTCTGCTTAATAGGAGCTAAAATGAGCGTCACGGTAGAACAGCTACAGGATTACGTAGGCACTAAAGAGGTAGGTGCCTTCATTGATGGTTGCCTAACTTCGGCGAACTCGCTAGTTAGTAACTACATCAAGACCGCTGCAGTCCCTTTAACAATTAGGGATCAAGCAGTTTTGACAGTTGCTTCTGAGCTGTTCCACCGTCGCTCTGCTCCTAATGGCGTTGCACAATTCGCAAGCATGGATGGCACTCCCATTCGTGTTGCGAAGGACCCTATGAACTCTGTGTACCCAATCTTGCTAGCGTTTGTTAGACCTGGTATCTAATGACCAACGAGATTACTCTAGCCAAGGAACAGTTCCGCGACGTGCTCGTGGCAGCTGGTCTTGACGCTAAAGAGTACATCCCAGAGCGCATTATCCCGCCGATTGTTGTCATCAACAGTGGCTCCCCCTTCTTGGTTCTGGAATCTCTCGGAAGAGAGTACGTCCTTAGCCTGGAGTTGGTGCTAGTTGCTGGCACCGCAACCAACGAGATTGCAACCGAACAGTTAGAAGATCTCATTCAAGCTACCCTTAGAGCACTGCCTTCATACGCATCGCTGCAAAGAGTAGAAAAACCATTTGCTCTATCTGTGAACAATGTTGAGTTCCTCTCAACAAACGTCATAGTTGAGCTTTCAATTACTATATAAGGAGCTATTATGGCTGCATCAACACGCATCAAAGCTCAGAACATCGTTTTCACAATCGATGGTGCTGACTACGCTTGCGACGCAACATCAGTCTCTCTGGAACTAGGCGACGCACCTGGCGACGTAAGAACCTTCTGTGAAGTTTCTGTCGGCAAGGAGTGGGCACTGGCTCTCGAGGGAATCACATCTGGCGAGGCCGACTCTCTCTACCGTATCCTTTGGGACAACTACGGCACTGAGGTTTCATTCTCAATCGCACCACACGGTAACGTTACTGCTACGGCTTCACAGCCAATCTACTCAGGAACTGTTATCTTCAGCGAAGTCCCTCCACTGTCTTTGACAGCTGGCGAGATCTCGTCGTTCTCGGTTACCCTTGAGGTTGACAACGCTACTCACGATCCAGCTGCTGGTAAGTACTGGGGCGTTACGGTCACTGCCGCGTAATCATGGCTAAACCACAGAGTATCCAGGTGCGTGGCCTCAACGAGGCAGTACGAGCTTTAAAGGTTATTGGTGTACCAGCAAAAGAAATATCTGCTGCTGCTGCCGATTCTGGAGAGATCGTAGCCCGTGAGGCCCGCACCTTGGTACCTGTGAAAACAGGAGCTCTTAGGCGCTCTATCCGAGTGTCTAAGCAACAGCGCAAGGTTGTTGTTCGGGCAGGAGGAAGTCGTACACCCTACGCCAACCCAATTCACTGGGGCTGGTTTCGTAGGGGTATCCTTCCAAATCCCTTCTTCAGCATGGCGCTAAAATTGAATATAGAAGCAATTTACACAAGGTACTTTGAAAACATAGAAACCTTAATAAACAAATATAAATAACTGAGGAGTTGTTAACATGGCAAAATTCGAATTCGAGACACTCACAATAGCTGAGGTCGAAACTATTGAGCACATTTCTGGGTCGCCAATTGATTCTTTGATGGACGATAAAGCGCTAAAGGGCAAGAGCCTTAAGGCAGTAATATTTGTAATCAAGAAGCGTGAAAACGCAATGTTCACGTTAGAGGACGCTGGACAGCTGTCATTCAAAGATGCAATGGAAGTCCTGAATGCTGGTGAGTCAGACCCAAAAGACTAGCCACCGAACAGGCAGCTGGTAAGCGTATGGCGGATTTTTGTTTAGCAATGAAGATGCCGCCATCTGAATACCGTCAATTGACGCTACGTGAAGTCAATGCATTTGTTGATGCACTTGATCGCCGTGGACCGTCCAACCCACTGGAAGAGTTAATGTAATGGCCCTGAATCTAGAAGTCAATATTCTTGGAGAATATAAAAACCTCTCTAAGGCAACTAAGGGCGCTAGCAACCAACTAAAGGGTCTGCAGAGTACTACTAAGAAAATCTCAAGTAGTATCAACAGAACCTTTGCCACCATTGGTGTTGGACTATCATTCGTAGCCATAACACGTGGCATCCAGTCCATTGTCGGGTCAGCATCTGATCTCGAGCAAGCATTTGGTGCTTCTGAGGCCGTCTTCAACGAGTTTTCTACAAGCATCATTGCGAACTCCAAGACGGCTTCTACTCAGTTCGGTCTATCAGCCAACGACTACCTAAAGTCCGCAAACCTAATTGGTGCTCAGCTTTCTAACCTCGGGTTCTCTACTCAGGAGTACTCAGAGAAGGCAGACGAGCTAGTTGGTCTTGGTGCGGACCTGGCCGCTACATTCGGTGGCTCAACCTACGACGCCGTGCAATCTCTATCTGCTGTATTCCGTGGTGAGTACAACCAGGTAGAGAAGTACGGTGTTGCCCTCCGTAAGTCAGACATATCTGCCAGAGTTGCAGAGAAGAGCATGGGTGACCTAACAGGGGAAGCTCTTAAGCAAGCCGAGGCAATAGCTGCCCTGGAGATACTCTACGAGCAGACAGCATCGTCACAGGGCCAGTTTGCCAAGGAGACTGACACTCTAGCTGGTGCACTACAGATAATGCGTGCAGGTATAGCTAACGCCAGCACTACGCTAGGCCAGGCATTCCTTCCAGCCTTCGCGGCTACTGCTGGCTTCATCAGTCAGAACATGCCAGTCTTTGAAGGTCTTGCAGACGCAATCGGCGTAAAGGTTAGAGAAGCTTTTGAGGGGTCTGGCACAGCCGCAGAGAACTTTGGTGGCAAGGTTATACTTGCGCTTACAGACTTAACTGAATTCCTAAACGGCACTGCTGAAAGCGGCAATGCTTTCTACGACTTTTCCCAGGACGCTAAGCCGTTCCTTGATCTCTTAGGCGCAATTGGAGAACTAGGAAAGGGCCTAATCGCCGTGCTGGACGGACTGGCCGAAGGTCTCTTCGGATGGTTAACCCTATTCATGCCAGGCCAAGATGCACTGGGCGGCTTTACTGGCCTCATAAAAATACTTGGAGAGTTCCTGCAAGAACTTGGATACAAGTTTGGTTTTGTAGCATCATTCTTCATTCCGTTCACTGCTGGCTTTAAGATTGCTGGCAAGGTAATCAGCACGTTCTCCGACTTCATCGGCAGGCTTGGTACTGTCTTTGGCAAGATATTCGGTGCAATTCGTAAGGTATTCGATGACACCCTTGGCGCATTTGCCCGAGGCATAGGCTCGGTCTGGAAGCCTGCACTCGGAGATGGGCTTAACGCAATAGGCAGGTTTGCAGCAGGTATTGGTGAGAAGCTCAGAGGTGGTCCTCTAGAAGGTCTCGTTAGGTGGTTCACGGTATCTATCCCCTCTGCTGTCAGATTCTTTGGTGGCTGGATAGACAAGGCGCTTGGAGCAATCCGAAGCTTTGCTAGCGCCATTGGCATTAACTTATCAGGACCTACAGGCGTTGCTGATACTGGTGAGCGCAACAGGTTTAAAACCCTAAAGCCTGCTCCTGGCCTTGACCGTAATGCAATGCAGAAAGAGTACGCTAAAGGTATCCTTAAGGGAATTGCTGATAGCAAGCGGAACCTAGACACGGGCATACCAACAATCCCTAAGCTTGTTCTTCCTGAGATCACTAGCCCTGAAGCTGAGAGCGATTTCGTTAAGGGCATCAAAGAGATGGTTGAGGTCATAACAGATGCCGTCAAGGATGCCGAAGCTAGAATCAAGAGCGGCATGGAGAACTTTAGGGACTCAGTCCAGCTGAGTTTCGGAATCATTACTAACGGCGCATTCGCAGTCTTTGACGTGAACAGAGTAATACGCGAGATGAAGAAGATCAAGGATGCAGCGTCAACATTTGTGGACGACATCCGTAAGCTACAGGAGAGGGGCGCAGACGCCAGTCTAATCGATCAGCTTCTAGGCATGGACCCAATTGCTGGTGCAACTGCTGCAAGGGGCCTACTAAGCTCTGGACGCCTAGAAGAGTTCCTTAAGCTACGCAGCGACTTGGCTGGCATCGGTGGGTCAGCTGCAGAGGCAGCCAACCAAGGTATCAATGGTGCGCCAACCTCAGACCTAACGGGCACCCTAGCCAGACTGAATAGGATACTTGACAGCGGCGTAACAAACTCCTACGCAATAACGGTAAACAACGCAGCTAACATGAACGCAAAGCAAATCGTAGACGCAATTAAAAGCTATGAAAAAACCGTAGGAAAGAAGGTGTTTACTAACTAATGGCACAACAATTTGACATAAGCGAGCACATAAGAGTTGAGACACTTGGGACCAGGGCTGGGATTTCTGATGGTCTAGGGACAATGACTGTAGGTGGCAGACAATACGCGGAAAGCGGGTTCTCAGTAACGAATCCTTTGCTAATTGACCCTACAATTTTAAAGTCTTTGATGAACTCACAGCAGGAGTTATATGGCTCTGACTATAAAAATGTCTATTTGGGATCTTCCGAGTTTCACTCATCGCCTTCTTCCACTTCTTATCTTTACTGGCGCACAACAAGCAGCAGCACTTACAACATATATATCAAGGATGTCGCGGACGGTTCCTTTGACCCTAATGAGGACCCTAAAGTAACTGGAACTCTGTTTTCAACTGTGACCTACACGACAGGCTCCACCGCTGGAGCAGTAGCGATTAGAGGCTTTAATGCGCCATATGGTAAATACCACGTATCTGTTTACGCTGTCAATCCCGGGTATGAAACATTTATTGGTAAGTTTTACTCTCCCATTTATCAACCTCAATTTGACCCATTTGTCTGGACAGACGAGTTGGGTAATCCTTTAGCAATTGAAAATTCACATTCAGCCTACATTAGAAGCTTTAAGGACCCAGCCCACCCTGGACAGCCCAACGCCCCATGGAGCTTCACTGACTACACCTATTCTGTTTATCTTGACGGTGTGTTGTCCACAACATTTACACTTCTGCACAAGAGTGCCAATTCCACAAGCATCGG